ATTATTAGACCATCAAGGCTCAGTCACTGACTCTTCTCTTATGGATAAGATAGAGTTCATGGCGGCATCTGGTTGTAAGTTTATATTCTTAGACCATATAACTTTAGCAGTTAGTGAGGTTGAGGGTAATGCTAATGAGGCTATGGATAAAGCTATGTCGGATCTATTGAAGTTATGCAAGAAGCATGATGTTTGGATTGGAGTAGTGTCTCACCTTAGGAAGACAAGTGGTGGGAGTAAAACTTTTGAGGAAGGTGCATCAATAACAGAAGATTCTTTAAAAGGGTCTGGAAGCTTGAAGCAGATAGCCTTCCAAATCATTGGTTTTTCTAGGAACAAATACTCTGATGACGAGGGTGTAAGACAGAGGGTTAACATATCTATACTAAAGAACAGATTTACAGGGCATACAGGCCCTGCAGGATGTGCTAGATATGATAATTTGACAGGTCGTTTACACAGCACCCCTTCGGAGTTTAATTAGAGGAGTGGAAATGAAAAAGTTAGTTTTTGATGTAGAATCAAACGGTTTTGTCAATGACGCTACCAATGTTTGGTGTATTTCTACCTACGATATAATTAAAAAGACTTCAATAACTTTCTCAGACAATGATGATGATAGTCCTTCTTTAGCTGAAGGGCTAAAATACTTGTCAGAGGCTGACGAGTTAATAGGTCACAATATTATTATGTACGACATGCCTCTTTTAGATAAGATATTTAACTTTAAAACAGAGGCTAGGCTTATAGATACTTTTCTTATGAGCCAGTTGTTAAACTTTAATAGACGTTTAGGTAGGTACAAAGGTAGGCATGGTTTAGAGATGTGGGGTGAACACTTTGGTGTTCTTAAGCCTGCTCAAAGTCAATGGTTAAGGTTTGAACCTGCAATGCTAAACAGATGTGAGCAAGATGTCTTAATCAATGTCAGGGTCTTCCATGCTCTTTTAAAAGAGTTTAAGGACTCTGGTATTCCAAAAGAAGTTCTTAATCGTGAGTTTAGGATAGCAAAGATTAGTGCTAGGCAGGTCAAGAATGGATGGCTAGTTGATAGAGATCTTGCTGAGAAACACTTACAGTTCTTGACTAAAGAGATTGACAAGCTTAGAGATAAGATTGAACCAAGTATGCCACCTATTGTTAAATGTCCTGATTTTTGGGTCAGTAACTCTGAGTGTAATACGATTATGAAGACTAAGGGTATTAACTACGAGAAGGGAATGGTTGGCGGTAAGCAATTAAGAAAACCAATTATCCCTAGGTGGACTAAGTCTGGGAATCTTCATAAGCATATACAAGATTGGTTTGAGGGTTATCCTTGTATAGACCTTATCAACAAGAAAGACGGTTTAAACATAAATGGTCCTTATTGCAGAGTAGAGATTACTCCTGCAAAATTGACTCAAACAGCAGAAGTTAAGAAGATGTTGTTTAAGAACGGTTGGAAACCAACAGAGTGGAACACCAAAAGAACTGAAGATGGTAGCTTAGTAAAGACCTCTGCTAAATTAACAGAGGACTCCTATGGCTCTATCAAGGGTGATCTTGGTCAAGAGATAGCACTACATGCTGTCTATCAGCACAGAAGAAACACACTACAGAACCAAAAGAACAAAGATAGAGGTTGGCTTGGTGTTTGTAGAGATGATGGTAGACTAGAGTGTGTACCTTTTACTTTAGGTACCGCTACTGGTAGGATGTCTCACAGAAACTTAGTAAACGTGCCGGGAGCTAAAGCTGTATTTGGTAAAGAGATGAGAAGTCTTTTTATAGCACCTGAAGACAAAGTGTTAGTAGGTTGTGACTTGGCATCAGCCCAGTTAAGACTATTAGCCGCGGCTATGGGTGACCCTAGTTATGTCAAAACGGTTATTACTGGCAAAGAGGAAGATGGTACAGACGTACATACCGTTAACCAAAGAGCCGCAGGACTAAAAGATAGAAGTCAGGCTAAGACATTTATCTATGGATTCTTATTTGGTGCTAGTGTTGCTAAACTCGGAACTATTGTTGGAGGTAAAGCTAAGGAAGGTACTGTACTTAAGACTAAGTTTTTAAGAACATTCCCTCTCTTAAAGGAACTTCAAACTAGGTTGATAAGAGAGTTTAACAAGTCAGGTAAGAAGTTTATAACTGCCCAAGACGGCAGAAAGATTCAAGTTGACTCTGAGCATAAGTTACTTAATTACCTATTACAGGGTAATGAAGCGATCTTAGCAAAAGAGTGGGCTATTGTATCTGATGGTTTAATTAAGAAGAACAACATAAGTTGTAAGTTACTGGCTATTATGCATGACGAACAAAACTTTGAATGTAATAGAAATGATGCAGATAAGCTCGCTAGGATACTAGAAGAGTCTGCAACAATTGCAGGAAAGAGACTTGGTTTTGATTGCACAATGAATGGTAATTCAAAAATAGGGGAGACTTGGTATGACATCCATTAACTATCAGTTGTTAAACACTGAGAACAGGCTTTTAAGAAGTTGTATAAAAGAAAGTTTAGCTGAAGAGCAAAAAAAAGGTAATGATGTCATGCAGTTAGCAGAAGCTTTAACAAAGTTTCATAGTCTACTAGAAGAAGACACCGAGTATTACGAAGGGTTTCGAATGTACTCGGATGTTCATAAAAGGTATTTTGATAAGCTAAAACATCTAGGGTTATTGCCTGAGATAGATAACGATTCAAAAAAATAACAATAAAATATAACAGAGGAAATTTCAATGAAAAAACTAGCAACAGATTATCAAAATTTTATAGCCCTTAGTAGGTATGCCAGATGGTTACCTGAAAAAAACAGAAGGGAGACGTGGGAGGAAACTGTCGCTCGTTACTTTGATTTTATGGAAGTACATTTAAAAGAGAATACTAATCAAGAGTTAGTACCTGAAACTAGAAAGATATTAGAAAAGGCAGTACTTAATTTAGAAGTTATGCCTAGCATGAGAGCCTTAATGACAGCAGGACCTGCTTTAGCTAAGAACCACATAGCAGGATACAACTGTGCATACTTAAGTGTAGACCATCCAAAAGCGTTTGATGAATGTTTGTTTATTCTAATGCATGGCACTGGTGTAGGCTTTAGTGTTGAACGCCAATTTATCAATAAACTGCCTGAAGTTCCAGAGGTACAAGTAGATGTAGAGGATGTTATCGTAGTCCAGGATTCTAAAGAAGGTTGGCAATCTGCGTTCCGTAAGCTAATTACATACTTGTATGACGGTGAGATGCCTAAGTGGGACTTCTCTAATGTTAGATCTAAAGGTGCAAGACTTAAAACTTTTGGAGGAAGAGCCAGTGGCCCTGAACCTCTAATAGATTTGTTTCACTTTTCAACTAACATCTTTAAAGAAGCAGGTGGTCGTAAGCTTACTAGTTACGAATGTCATCGTATGATGTGTAAGATTGCAGAAGTTGTAGTTGTAGGTGGTGTACGTAGGTCAGCCCTAATGTCATTATCTAACTTAACTGACGAGAGAATGCGTAATGCTAAATCTGGTCAATGGTGGTCAACTACACCAGAGATGGCTCTAAGTAACAATAGCGTATGCTATACAGAGAAGCCTGACATTGGAATCTTCATGAAGGAGTGGACATCATTGTATGAGTCTAAGTCTGGTGAGCGTGGTATCTTTAATAGAGAAGCCGCAATTAAACAAGTAGCTAAGAATGGTAGACGTGATACTAACCACGACTTTGGCTGTAACCCTTGTAGTGAAATACTATTAAGAGACGGGCAATTTTGTAATTTAACTGAAGTTGTTATTAGGTCAGAAGATACGCAAAAAGATATAATGCGTAAAGTAAGGTTAGCTACTATACTTGGAACATTCCAATCGTCACTAACTAACTTTAAACGCTTAAGACCTAAGTGGTTACACAACACAGAAGAGGAAGCACTATTAGGTGTATCTCTTACTGGTATTATGGATAATGCATTCATGAACGGCAGTAAAGGGGACAGAGGTTACTACGGTAAAAAGAACTTACCTGACTTTCTTAAGGATCTTCGTAAAGAAACTGTATCGGTAAATAAGTGGTGGGCAGAGTTAATGGGTATTAATCCATCTACTGCAACTACTGCTATTAAACCTAGTGGAACAGTAAGTCAGTTAGTTGATAGTGCTAGTGGTATACATACTAGACACAACGACTACTACTTGCGAAGAGTCAGAGCAGACTCTAAAGACCCAATAGCACAGCTTATGGAAGACCAAGGTATTCCTTGTGAAGTTGATGTTATGAAACCTAACAGTGTTAAAGTGTTTACATTTCCAACTAAGGCCCCTGAAGGAGCTATACTTAGAAATGACAGAAACGCTATTGAGCAATTAGAGTTATGGCTTACTTATCAAAGATACTATTGTGAGCATAAACCTAGTGTAACTATCAGTGTAAGAGAGCATGAATGGATGCAAGTAGGAGCTTGGGTATACGAACACTTTGATGAAGTATCAGGTGTTAGTTTCTTACCGCACTCTGACCATTCATATCAACAAGCACCATACGAAGACTGTACTAAGAAAGAGTACACAGCTTTGGCTAAGAAAATGCCTAAGGCTGTAGACTGGGACTTAATCAGTAAGTATGAGTTAACAGATATGACAGTAGGTACTAAGACATTAGCCTGTACTGGAAGTATATGTGAGATGGTAGATTTAGTTGAAGAAGACAAGGAGATGGAATGAGATTATTAGTAATTTGTGTTGCAATAATACTTTTAGCGGGCTGTAGTCCGTTTATGAAAAAAGTAGAAAAACAACAAGAGATTCAGGAAAACGACAGACTTGTCTGTAGACCAGCAGACTCTGTCCTATGTTCTGGATTTGAAGTAAGTGACTGATTGTTTTATTTGTGGAAAATGTGGGGAGTCTAAGGACTCCTCTTTTTTCAGCAAGAGTCAATTAGATAGTCCTTCTAAATATTGTAAGTCTTGTAGGAAAAAGTCAAACAAAGCTTTTAAAGAAGCTAATCCCGGATATATGGATATATGGCGGTATGACCTTTCTATTGCAGATAAAGAAGAGATTATTAAGAAGCAAGGAGGTACCTGTGCCAATGAGAATTGCCAGTATGGTCTAGACGATGACCACAAGTTGTACGTGGATCATTGTCATAAAACCGGCAAGGTCAGGGGTCTATTGTGTCATCATTGTAATGCCGCACTTGGACTTCTCATGGAAAGCCCCGATAAGATAGAAGGGCTTATGTACTATGCAAAAAAGCATAGTGATGTTTAACTTTAAAGGGAAAAAATATGTTGGAAAAAATAAAGAACGGTGCAGACGGTGCAATAGACGTAGGTATTAAGTTGATTAGTTTATCAATTATATTACAAGTTATTTTCGGTTCGAAGGTAGCATTTTTAACAGGTGATGTTATAAACTCTATACTTACTATAGTATGGACTTTAGGTAACGCTGGTTTGGCAGGTATAATTGCCGCTGGTATTATTTGGAAGTTGTTAGATAAAGACATAACGAATGAATTGTCTAAATAAAGGAGCAACATGGAACAAGTAACAGAGTTAGCAAAGAAGGTTTTAGAAAATAAATCATTAACTATCTTCCTAGGAATTGTCGTATTGGCATTATTCTTTGGATGGGTAGGTGGTTGATAAAAAATCTAAACCCAAAAAAACCGGTGGTCTTATCCCAACAGATAGGACTGCCGAACTTTATAGAAAGCTAAGAAATAAAAACAAATAGGAGAACTATGTCAGACTCGGAGGAAAACGCTTTAGAACCTAAAGATGAATGCTCAATATGCGGAAGTGACTATGACCCATCATGTGGTGGAGTCCAAGGTTACTTTGGTATATCACCAGTTACCTTCTGCGAGTGGTGTTATTCTTCTATAATAAGTATGGTTTCTATCCATTTAGGGATAGACGAGGACTAAATTATGGGATATAAACCTAACAATCGCTGGAAAAGTAAAGTAAGAAACGCAGACTCTAAGTGGGAAGGAGACTTAAGAGATGGCATAATGTCACCTTGTGAGTTTCATCCCGATAAGATACCCTACACTGTTGATCATCACTATCATCCTGATTTTAAAATAGGTGATGTTTTAATTGAAGCTAAGGGTAGGTTTATGGACTCTGCTGAAGCTCGTAAGTATTTGTTTATAAGAGATGCTTTACCGTTTGGGACAGAGTTGGTTTTTCTTTTTTATAACTATAAAACACCTATGCCTAGAGCTAAGGTTAGAAAAGATGGAACCAAATGTACACATGGTGAGTGGGCCTCTAAGAATAATTTTAGATGGTTTACAGAGAACACTATAACTAAAATTTTAGAGGTGAAATAATATGGAAGTAATGGCAAAAGTAACTATACAAACAACTGACGTTAGCTCGCCAATTGTTAATACAACTATCTATGAGATATCAGATGTCCCATTAGGGGAAACAGAGCTTAGTAACTTAGTTAGTTTTTTAATTCAAGCTAAGAATGGCCCTTTTGAAACAGAAGATAAGAAAGAAGAAACACCTGAGATAGTAACAGATAGTAAGTCGTAGAAAAATTAAGGTCGCAAATTAGACAATCAATGTCTTCTTTGCGACCTTTTTTTTCGCTTGAGCTTAGTAGCCTCTCATTCGTCTTACTTCAGCTACAGTTCTTTGGGCTTTGTTTTTAAGAGCATTAGCTTCTTCAACAGATGTACCTGCCGCTAGATTCTCTTTATACTCGTTGTTAATCATCCAAGTATTGACCATATTTGTCCCTGCATACTTCTCAGGGCCACCATGTTCTCTTAAAAGCTCTAAGTCGGTTGTACCCATATTGTTTAGTATGTTGTAATCTCTAAACGCTTTTGCCATCTTAACCTCCCATAATTACGTTATCAGATTTATAAACTGGAGAGTCTTTAGGTGACCCTATTATCTGCCCTGTTTTATTACCATCATAATCAACTTCTTTAAGACCTAAAGGTCCTTCTTGTTTTCTTCTTAAAGACCCATCAGGGTAAGACCTGATACCTCTCAATTCTTCTTGAGGGGTTGGGTTTGCCATTATATCATCAACTCTAGACAAAACAGTCTCATAAGGAGTGTTTGTTGCTTTTGCTAAACCTTTAAGCATTTCTTCCCTCAAGTTATAATTGTTATGCAAATCAAAGAAAACTTTACCAGCTATATATTTAGCTTTTTTAATATCTGGTGTAAGTACAAAGAAAGCATCATGTACTACATAAACAACAATACCTTGACTTTGTAAAGCAGTGACAAGTTTTTTTAAAAAAGAGGAATCCATCTGATGTACAGCATTAGGTGCTAAAGCTGAAGCCATTGTTCTAGACCCATTACCGGCAAACGGAAATTCTTGAACCATTTTACCGTCTACTGCAAACGCTTCTACATTGTTTGGGTTTATTCCCATTTTTTCTAGTTGCTTATTACGAGCTTTATCTTTTGAACCCGGTGTTACTAATTTAAGAGTTTGTGGATCATTAGGGTCCATTGGGATATTACTGGTTGTTTTAACTTGTAACCGACCAATCCCTAGTTTTTCACTACCGTCTTTATTAAACTCACCTTTTTTTCTAGAAATTGGTT